GGGGGCCCGCGGGTATTCCGATGCCTGGCACATTGCGCCCATGGTTGTGCATAAAATTATGTAATGTTATGAACAAAACACTCTTTCAACACACTGCGTTAAGCTTTGGTTTGCCGCTTCGGAAAAGCGGCGCACTCTTCCAAGAATTAACTACTTGGGAGTCCAGTTCTGGTCAAGAGTTCGTTGTTAAACGTCTCAAGACCTTGAAGAACATCCTAGTCGGATCAAAGGTTGTAAAACCTGATTCGGGTTATTTCAAGGGGCCTTGGGGTCATCTCGTAAGAGACCCTCATATTGCCTTTACCGCGAAGGTACACATGTTGCATGTGTACAATTCGTATCTAGCATCCGAAATGACGGATACTCAGTTACAGAAGTTCTACGGATCTATGGAATCTGAGGATGTTACAGGTACAGATGTTACTCCTGGTGCGGAAGCACTAGAATGGGTAACAGGTCTCTCGTATGTACGGTCGCTTAAGCCACCGTCTTACACTGATCGTCCATGGTCATCCCATAAGGGGTTACCTAGGATACCAAATTGGCAGGAATATCGTTCCCGATCTTTGTACCTCTCTGAAAGAATCCAGGGAGGACTTGAGACTGATCTTGGTATGGATTTGGCGATGGCCAATGATTCTCCCTTATGGGAGGTGATCTGGCCCGTCAGGCACATGGTCAAAGAGTTTATTGACCCACGGTTGTTCAACATTAGCGAAGCATCTGCAACGCACCGTTGGCTCCGTGTTGATGGAATGAAACCCCATCATTATGTGGGTGCCTTAGGGTATATCCAAGAACCCGGGTTGAAACTCCGGGTTGTAGCCAACCCAATAAGAGTTGGACAGGTATTCTTAGAACCCGTTAAGATCGTTCTTTTGAACATCCTAAGGACTAAGTTACCTCAAGATTGTACCTTTGACCAAGAGAAAGGCGTGCGAAGGGTTCAAGGCTGGTTGAAAGATAAGAAGGTAGTTTATACTATTGACTTATCTGACGCCACCAACCTCTTTCCTTGGCATTATCAGGAACACATTTTGCACAGTATACTTGGTAAGTATACTAAACGTGTTCCAAGTGCTGAACCTCTGGCAACAGCTCATATGAAAATGATGAGTCTGTATGTCAAGGGAGTCTGGGCTACCCCTCACGGGGATAAGAAGTTTACTAGGGGGCAACCCCTAGGGCTTGGCCCTTCCTTTCCTTTGTTTGCAGTTTCACACCATGTTCTATTAAAAGAATGTGGTGCAAATGAGGACGACTACGTGATTTTGGGTGATGATATTTGTATATCAAATCCCTTAATCAATAGTGAGTACAGGAATCGGTTACTTCAATTAGGCTGCAAAGTCTCAGAAGACAAATCGTTGACTTCCGCTACCTTAGCTGAATTTGGTGGTAAGTTAATTACTGCTAATTCAATCGTGTCCAAGTACAAATGGACCCCTATCAGGGGGCATAATGTCATGGATGTGCTAAGGGTATTTGGTCCCAAGGTGTTACCCTTGGTACCTAGATCACTACTAGATGTTGTTCCAACCCTCTGTACCCTACCAAGGTACTTAGGAGGTTGTGGGTGGGTTCCCAAATCCCCTTATAAGGAGATGGTTAGCCCTGTACTTCTAGAACGCATTAAAATGCGACTAAAGTACCCCTCACCGAATCCCTCTACCTCACGCTTCGTGAGGCATAGAGAAACTGTTGAACAATTACTAGAGAAGGCGGGTAGTGAAACCTCTGACTGGGACAGTTTGTCCCTGATGGGTAAAGCACTATTACGTCAAGGCCAGATACAGAGAATGGGTGTCTTACCACCCGTTCCTGATACTGACTTGAACCCTCCCTTTTACCTAGAAGATGTTTATATACCCGGTTCCGACCGGGAGATTATAAACTCTTCAGGATTAGTGAAGCTAGCTAAGCAGCTGT